AATCTGTGTTTCCAAGGGTTTAAATCAGATTTCTCCAAATTTCATCAAAAAGAATAGTAAGTGTGGTCAATCTGCGATTTTAAAATTTAAAATTTTATTTGGAAATCTATAAATTATGGGAACATTACAGCGAAATATTAAAAGAAAAACCCCTGAAATCGTAGAATATTGGCGTTCCCGTATCGATGAAATGGATTTAGGGGTAGATTGGTGCGATGCACATACTAGATGTTGGAGATGCGGTTATAAATCATCTCTTGATAGATGTCACATCATTCCAAGGTCTTTGGGGGGACTTGACGAGAGTAGTAATTTAGTATTATTATGTAAAGCCTGTCATAGAGAAGCTCCAAATTGTTCCGATCCAAGTTATATGTGGGATTGGATAAGGCGAACTAGCGTTAGTATGTATGATACATACTGGACACTTAAAATGTTTCAGGAATTTAAGGATATGTATGGTAGAAACCCATTCGAACTTCCCGAATTTGAAGATATAAATATAGATTTAGTGAATTCTGAGCTTAAAAAAAAGATGATGAAGGTTATCGTCCACTATGGAGAGAGAGGATTCAATAATACGACTATGGTTTGGGTTCTCAAGGAGTGTGAGGATGAGTTATTAACGAATATTAATCAAACTGTTGTATAATGTTCTTACCTAGGTTGTCGAAGATTATAGTTTTATAGTTATATCCACTATCTATGGAGGCTTTTCGTTTGGCGATATTTAAGTCCAACATATTTTCATATGTATATTTGCACTTCACCTCAATTAGAAGATTATCCTCTTCTATATATAGGTCTGGATAATACATTCTACGCTTCTCTTCAAATGAATATCGAATTTGGGGGACTTTTCTCCCAGATTGTATACTATCTACATCAATCCCACAATCTTCAACTAGATATTTTATAGCCTGTGGCTCATAACCTTGTAAATGGCTAAATTTCTTACCATTAATAGTATATGCTTTGAATTTATATCTATTAATTCCACTCTTTTGGAAAATTTCAGCATTTTGCATCGGATTATCCGTTCCATAATTTTTATTGCAAGTAACCTTCTTACGTTCCATAGTAGTTTCAAGTTTACTAGACTCGGTTGCAGTTCTTAATGTAACACCATTCCTCAATAATTTCATTCTTAACCCTACTTCAGATATTTTATATATTTGTCCGATATGCCAAAGAGAGTTACCATCGTTGTAAAGATTTATAGCGTCTTCCAAGTCTTTAAGATCTGTCAATTTTTGAGGTTTTTGATGTTTCAAACCATCTGGACAGCTTCTAATTTCGCTAAATGTCTTTTTAGGTATTTTATTTTTAGTGATTATAGCGTTAATAGTGGCATATGAACAGTCATACTTCTCTGAAATAGTTTTCATAGTTAATAGATTCACTAGATAATCATCAATTATATTTATTATATGCGGTATTACACTTTTATCTCTAGGATTGGACCATATTACGTCGTATTTTAAGTTCACATTAGTATTTAGTGGTATGCCCATAAAAAAACCCAGTAATTTCTTACTGGGTTTCATTTGAATTGGGTTAAGGTTAGCAAAAGTTACTCAGACTTGCTCCAAAGACACTCAATGCGCTTAGTAGCCCCCATGCAATAGATACGTATTTGAATCTCGCGTTAGAGGTTTGTGCCATATACCCTAGGAAGTTCTGATGGAGAGATGCTAAGTCAGAAGCAACACGACTAATTTTAGTTTGTTGGGACTGTTTCATCTTATCCATAACGGTATCAGGTTCAGCAGCAGCTAAACGGGACTGAACACTATTAGGATCTTCAGAGTTTAGGAAGTTTAGGAATTCATCAACCTTATCAATCCATCCTTGGAGTTCGTCGATGATTTGTTGATTCCTACGAGACATAGCATCTGATACTTCATCAGTTACTTGGGCTTCTTCTGGACTCATCTCAACGGTAGTATCAAATTCCGTTGGGTCTGTGCCGTCATCGAAGGATGCTTCCATAGCTTGACGTTCCATATCATCTTCTCTTAGGACTTTAGTGAAATTTTGTGCGAACTTACTCATACATCATATATTTAGTCTCAAAGTGTTAAATATCTATATGGCAGGTAAAGGACAAAACCCATATTCCACTAAATTCGTTTCTGGGGAGATTGATCATGATTTAGATCCGTCAACTCAGATGCGTAATTTCAAACGTGAAGAGAAGGAAACACATACTGGACCTAATACTTTACCTTATGAGATGGGAACACTCCCTGATTACTTCGGTGCTATGGTGGATAATGGTATCCAAGCATCCAAAGTTCTCGAAAACGTTCTTAAGACTAAAGATGTTAAGAATAAGAAGGAGTTATACAAGCTTAAAAAGAACACTGAGAAGATGGTAGTGTATCTTCTAGAGACTGTAGACTACACCTTGGAGAAATACACCATCGGGGCGCACCACAGGGACGACGAAGACGAGGATTACGACGATTTGTGATTGACAACCCCAATTTCTGAGATATAATACCTCCATGAAACAGTTTTTAGCGAAAAATTATCTGGAAATTATCTTATTGTTGGCAGGAAATGCAACTTTAGCGTTTGGAGCATCCGAATTACTAGATTTTTCTAAGACATTTGCAGTAATTACATCCGCAGAATTACTTGGACTTCTCTTATATTTCCTTTTAAACGATAACTCCGAGAAAAAGGATACTACTTTAGATGACATTGTAGCAATACATGAAGCTAAAGACGCAGAACAGGTTGAAGTTATCCAAGAATATGAGAAAATATTCGATTCTCAGCTAGTGAAACTACCATGTATCTGTGGCGGTAACACTTTTCAAGGTTTATTCTCTCCAAATTCTGAAAATGTTGTGGAATGTGAAAATTGTAAATGTAAATATAGAGTTAATATCTCATATGACTCAGTTCTAATCTCAGAACCCATGAATGTTAATGAAACTTTCGATAAATTGGTAGGAACTCCTCCAGTTAATTAAAACCCGACTATAATCAGGGTGTATGACAGTAACAATAGACAAACATGATGGAACGACCGAGATTATGCCAATAGATGAATTTTCTAGATGGATGTGCCTAGCAGAAGCTTTGATCACAATTGAAGATAAAGCCAAGGAAATGGGTCTTAGGATGGGAGATCTTAAGAAAAAACCATTAGCAATTGGTGAATATATTAGGGAACGATTCCCCAGTATGCGCCATGACGTTGAATGTGAGTTAAAATTAGGAAATATTTAACTCTTTCTCTAAGTTTTCGATAAATTCTTTCGAAATAACGTCCTTAAACTCCTTTTTTAGAGTAGTTACACCTAAACCTAACTCTAGGAACCCTATATAGTAGTTTCTAAACCTATCTTCCAGATTATTGGAATATTCTGTTCCATTTGGACGATTAAACCTATGTAGCCATCTTAAAAATGGTAGGCACATAGTCTTTTTACCATTTTTACGATATTTTTCGTGGATATATCCTTCTTCCCCTCCAAAGCCTCTAAAAGCTTTATTGAATCCGAGCCAAGCATCCTTTCTACTTGAGAAAAGCCCCATACCTTGTGCTGGAATTTCAAATGGAGGGCTATCTAACTCAATTCCACGTTTATCTGTATCCCATGATCCCCACATATGGGAACCCCACTTAGATAGGTCGAAATGTGTGCTGATACTAGCCATATCATCATATATCAATGGACCTTGTAGAAGATTACCACAATCTTCTTTAGAATCATAATAGTCTATTAGTTTTTTAATAGAACCCGGTTCAATTATAATATGACAATCGACACACATGACATATGGGGTGTCTGCCAACTCAAAAACTTTATTTTTGATTGTTGAAGATTCATAATTTGTGAATGGAAGGTATTGAATAGGTTCTTTAACCCAATCTACCAGTTCTCTAACAGCTTTACCGTGCTTACCAGATGGATTATTATCGATAATAACGAATTCGATATCATCTAGAACCTCTTTATGGAACATTCGGATACTTTGGATGGTGAAAAAGACCCCATCGTAATCATTATGTGTTGCCATTCCTATGGTAAGTTTTCTCATACACTATAGTTATCAAAATTTTAACTTTTTGCAAGGATCTTTATCATCACATATCGGGAAAACTTTAAACTCTGGTGTGAATGTAGTAGTCGTCGTAGTCGTAGTTGTGGATGTAGTGGTGGATGTAGACGTAGTTATACCTGTAGATAATGGAGATACCGGATCTGGTTTTTCAGTATTGATAGGTAATGCTGGTTCTATCTTAGGTGTTGGAGGGCTTATTGGTGGTGGGTCCCTCGGTGTAGATGGAACAGGTGGATAACATGGAATACATGTTGTCGTTGATAGATTGGGGTCATCTGTAGTAGATGTAGTAGATGTGGTGGGAGTAGTAGATGGGGTTGTAGACGTAGTAGATGTGGTAGACGTAGTAGATGTGGTAGACGTAGTAGGCCCTACAGTTGTGGACGTAGTAGGCCCTACAGTAGTAGTAGACGTAGTAGTAGACGGACAACTACTAGATATTAGCTTCCAGTAGTGACCGGTTATATCCCCCCCAAATGGACCACGCCAATTTTGAAGAACGAGATCATCTTTCGTAGGTGCAGGATCTCCGCATGGGACTGCAACTATCAGGGTGTTCCCATCATAATACTCAAACGCAACACCATATGTTGTGTCTGGGGCATCCGTTGTGTCTATAAGTCTGAAAGGTTTCTCATCACATGTCCCTATGGGGATTGCGTCCTCATCATACGGGTCGTATCCTATTTCCGGAATACCCCCAGCCGTAAGTCCCTTCGGTGCAAATAGCGGTGTCCTATCTTTGGCATTAACGAAATAATTTAAACCCAGATGGGTGTAAATCATCGTGTCGTCTATTACACCCTCCGCCCACCATAGTTCATAGATATCCATAATTCAATATTAAAATTTTAATTGTTTGCAAGAGTCTCCATCATCACATATTGGGAATTCCCTACGAAATGGTGGTAGTGTTGTAGTCGTTGTAGTGGTGGTTGTCGTAGTAGACGTAGTAGACGTAGTTATACCTGTAGATAACGGGGATACCGGATCTGGTCTTTGAGTATTGATAGGTAGCGCAGGGTTTAACTTAGTCGTTGGGGGTGTTATCGTTGGGGAACCTCCCGGTGTTGATGGCACGGGCCAAACACAAGGACATTCCGATAGATTGGGGTCATCTGTAGTAGATGTAGTAGATGTGGTGGGAGTAGTAGATGGGGTTGGAGTAGTGGACGTTGTAGTGGACGTTGTAGTGGACGTTGTAGTGGACGTTGTAGGAGCTACGGTAGTTGAAGTAGTAGACGTTGTAGGAGCTACGGTAGTTGAAGTAGTAGACGTTGTAGG